CGTAAAGGCAAAATGGGTCTCTTCACCATCGATTCCCAAGGCGATTACCACCCAACTCAGCGATTTTCCGAGGCCATAGAAACCCTCGAGAAGAGCTGGATTGACGGAGAGCGACTCGAAACCATCTATTGTGACTCCCAGAAAGTGGAATTGCTACCCCTTGAGAAGACCCGCCCGTATCTCTTTGCTGTAGTGGCAGAGACCCTAGATACGTGGCAGGAACACGACATTTATGTCGGTCCGCACTTCGTAGAGAAGCGTCGGCCTCAGGTGGGTGAGCAAATCCAACCAACAAAGACCTTCAAGTGTCGGCTTATCGACGCACCACCAGCACATCGAACGATTCTGTCGCGCAAGTACAACGCGTGCTTTCAGGATTTTTTGATGGAGCACAGGCACGATCTTGGTATAATGCCAGGTATCAATCCCTGTTCTTCAGAGTGGGGCCTAATTGTGACCAAATTGCATGAGTACAACACCCTCATCAATGACTCCGACTTCACCAACTTTGACGGAGTCCACTCACGATGTGGCCTTACAATGGTGCGCGATATTTATTTCCGGTTCCTCTTAAAGGACCCAGAGTTCGCAGCCGACACAGACCAGCACGTCGCCTTCCATGCCTGTTGGGACGAATTGATCACACGTAGTGTCGTGGTCAAGGACCTCAAGTACATTGTCAACCACGGCCTTGCATCTGGACATGACTGCACCACGCCAATCAACTGCATACTTCTAAAGTTGTATTTGTATTTGGCTTGGTTCCTTCTTGCACAGAAGTTCGCTCCCCATCTTGCGAACTACAAGGCCTTTACTGACAACGTGTGTGCCATCGTGTATGGTGATGACAGCCTTTGGGCTGTCAAGCCAGACATCGAGTGGTACCATCCAGAGGCAGTGCACGACGAGCTGATCAAGTACGGCATCAAGATCACACCAGCCAACAAATTCACCAAGACCTTCCCGCCACCACGACCGATCGAACAACTGACTTTCCTTTCTAGATCATTCACCCCCCATCCCACCATCCCGCATGTGTACTACGCTCAGCTAAAGATGGAGTCCGCCAGGGCTCTTCTCAACTGGGCATACGTCAAAGGCCGCCCTTTCACCGAGGCGGTACGCGATAACATCGACCAGTACCTGCGACACATCCATCCCCAGGGCCCAGAATTCTATGGGAGTGAGTTGGCGCGTATCCGATTCCACGCCGCCTCCTATTTAAAACAAGCAGTATTCCCAAGTTGGCATGACCTCGAAAGAGATTTCTTGCAAGCATGGGGACTGTACAACCCATTGTATGATGAGCCCATCCCACACAACTTCAGTTTCGATTCTGTCTGATTTCCTAAAACAGAATCTAGTGTTACGTCTCACGATAAAAAGAGATACCCCAGTTTCACGACATCTGGTAAACCAAAATGTACGTCGTCTCGTTGTAGAATCACATTCCGCGTAAGTCCCACACAGGGCAGCACCTTTTCGGACCGAACGAGACAAGCGCTGGATGAGCTCCTCACCAGCGTAGCAGAGTCACGCCTGCGAGCCATAATCTCATTTAGTTGGGAGTGGATTGAGTGGCATTCAGTTGCAGTGTAGCGCCTTTTCCGTGTTTTGGGCTACGTTGAACTGTTTTGCAGCTTTCGAGGCTGTTGTCAAATTGGCAGCAGTACTCACGGGGAGCAAAGAAGAG